GCCCCAGCCGGTGGACGTTACGAAAGTATCGAGGCCGACATTGATTTGGTATGTGCCCACCACCGATGATCCGCCGTTGCCACTGTCACTGCTATTCGCCGTGACGGTAGCGCCGCTCGTGTTTTTAGCGACCACCTCATAGGTGTTTAAACTTGTAACGAGGCTTATTTGGTACTCTTGATTTAACACCTCAGCCGTAATGTTACCGCCGAGGGTTGATGCGCCACTAAAGGTAACAAAATCATTCGTCACAGCTCCATGAGCCGTGTCAGTTACTGTGATTGTAGACGATCCGTTTGTGGCACTAAAAGTAACATCGCCTGCCGATGTGGTAGTTCTTATCGGGGTGATGTCGTTAAAGGACTCGCCTTCTTCGATGTAATACTTAAACGTTGTGCCCAGTCCCAGAAAGCGAGTGCCACCGAGAGAAATCCAACTATGAAGAGCACGAGCAATGCCAAGGTAATAGCTAGAGCCAAGCTTGTCCCAGCCGCCAACTTTTTCGACACGTCCTTTACGAAATCTAATGAGGTTTCCATCAACCCAGCCGCCTTTGGCCGCATAGTCGGTAGACTCCTTGTCAATTCCCGGCTTGAATTCTATGGTCTGGAGGGGCATACCAAGGCATCACGCAAGCCGGATAATTGCACCCGTAGCCGTAGGCGACGGAAATACAATTGTGAAATTGCCTGCCGTGCTGGTTTTGTCTCCTCCAAAGTCAATCGCGGCCACTGCTTTGTCTGAATTCGTGTCGTTATAAATCAAACAACCACGAGCTGTAACCGTAGCGGTTCCAAAGGTCAGATCTGCAAAATCTACAATTGCAGTCGTTCCAGACGTTGTGGGGGTGACATTGGTAAGCGCATTACCGCCAGCCGTGTAGTTTGTGCCGCTCACTTCGTTTGTGGCGCTGTAAGCTGTAGTCCCTGCACCGAGGGTCGCCGAGCTAGTGTAAAGCGCCAACTTAAAGGTGTTGCCAGAACTAGCGGTAAAGTTGTGAGTACCTACTAACAATTCCTGCTTAAACGATGTACAGATCGCCGATGTGATAGCCATTTTATAGCTCCTTCAGTAAATCAGCCATTTGGTTATGACCTTGACGCCGCAGAATAACCGATAATGTAGTCCGATCACTCGTAATAGCGCTTTTAATCCCCCTCAATACTACTTCATAAACTTGTTGCCGGAAAGCCTCAGCTTGTTGCCTGACATGAGGATCGGCGTTTTCTGAGATACTGACAAGTCTTTTTGTGACCACTTGAGCCCAAAACTCTGGCTCATGACCGCCATCATCGGACGTTGCCACCATAACACTGCCTAATCCGGCGTCTGCGCTTTGAGAAATCATCCCTTGTACGGCTCCGGTGAGGCAGGCATCTCAACCTTTTGGAAGTTGAACTGACGCCGCGCGCTTTCAAATTCTGATTCTGGGCACACTAAAAACTGACCTTCTTGGTCTGTCATTACCATCAAAGGGTCATCAAGCCGGTGATATCCGTACAGCCGCTCCCGTGGATCTACGTTGCTATCGAGCAAGGCAGACTTCTGGCTTACACCCACACCCACTCCCTGCGAGATACATCGAGAGACCCAGAATTCGAGACATCCTCGGCCTGCTTCTGCAAAGTGGATGTTGTGTTTGTAGCTAAAATCCATGCCAAAGAGATCGATATGAGCCACTTTGTTATACAGAGCGAAGGCGATGGCGTAAGCAACCGTGTTGTTAAGGTAGGCGCAACGCTGATCATCAATGACCTCTTTGATTGGAAACTCAACGATCGCAGGCACACGCTCATCAAGCTCACACGAATAGATTGGCTTTTCAAAAGTAGGTAAGCGCTGACGCATAACGTCTGTCTGGCCCCCTGCATCGTCGGTATCTAAATACCGTGATGCTGGGTCCATCATAAACACTCGATCACAATCAAACACAGATAAAGCGGCGTTTACGCACCAAACCTCATCCCATGTTTTGCTGTTTTCTACTCCAATAACGTAGTCAATTTGAGAGGCGCCAAGGCCTATCAGGGCGACGTGAGCCCCCTCCAACTCTGGTATTCGTGACATTAACTAACACCTGTTCTCAACAAGTCGTATCTATATTCATCACGAGTAGCGCGGCCTTCGCTCACGTTCTTCATCCTCGCGATCCCCTCCTTGAATCGAGTCTCAAACGTCTGGATGACGTCAGGAGCCTCTTTCAGGAATATCGCCGCCTCAACCAAGGTGCCATACAGTAAAGGATCTGGATGGTCAGTGGACAAAACGGTCGTTCCTGAGTCTGCACCCGCCGTCAATGAGGCTGGCTTATATAGATAATGTAGCTCTACCGAATAACCAGAATCCGGTACGGGCGACAATTCAAAAGCCGTTTCATCAAATAGCGAGTAATACTTAGGTTGTGCTGTGGTCGTCGTCGTCGGGCTGTACTCTTTTACAAACGATGGGTGCTTGTAATCCAAGTAGTAATAGCGATTGTTGCTAATAACAGCCAAAGAAAATGGGGCAAAAAAATCCGAGGGTGTAGCAAGAAATCTGTTGCCCGTGGTCAGCGTTCCTGTGACGTTTTTGCGTTGCTCAGGTAACTGTACCAGCTTAAAAATGCGGCTTTCCGCCTCCTCAATAAAAGTGTTGAGGTTGTTATTGAAGGTTGTTTCGTCAACCTGCAAGTAATCTTGAACCGTCGATTTAAGAGTCGCTAATGTAAAACTCATGACGTGGTCACCTCAACCGTGCCTAGGCCGCTGTTTATTTGATAAGTCGTAAGCTCCGTGCCCAGTATACCCTCGCCCACGTTAGTGTAGACAGTAAAAAAGTTTCCGTCGTTACCGTCTGCCGCTTGATCGATTCTCGGATCTCTCAAGGCCTCTGGGTCCACGGGGGTTGGCTTACGCATTAACTGAGGATGCTTTGGCGACCACTGATCAGGGCCCACAAGTAAGCCGTCCCAAGTCTTTTTCATGTCCTTGAGGCGGTAGCGGAACCCGGTAATGTCGCAAATTCCATAAGCTCGTCTGTTAGATGCAAATGCCATTACGCAATCTCGTAACTTCTAATATCAGGAGCAATACGAAAGCTGGATCTTGGCTCGTCCTGAGACAACGCGCGCTGAAACTCTTCTTCGTACAATGGCTTCAGTAGTTGAACCTTGTCGGGTGCTCGCTTCAAAGCTAGGTAATAAGCAAGTCCTGCCGCTAAGCACGGATAAAACCGAAAGGGTACTTCTAACGTGTTAGCACCTACGTCAGCGTCATCCATGCGACTGAGTACGTTGAGGTACACGGTATAAGTGCTGTTTTTGTCTGGCACCGGCCACACTGTAATGGTGGGCGACAATTGCTTATCGATAAAATACTGGTTGGGTTTTCCTGTCGTCGATTTAGTCGCAAGGTGCGCATATTCGGCGCGTGACATACGACTCAGCGGAATGTCTGTAGTGACGCCTTGTGACGTTTCTCGAACAAAGACGTCTAAAACATCAATGGTTGCGGTAGGGTTGGTAGCGTCGATCGTGTACTTGTCTGTGCCTTGAACCATGGCTACGGTTTTTTCCTTAACCGTCCACTGATTCAAGCCACGGTTAGCCCACTCCGCCAACATAAGGTTCAGCGAGCGCTGAGCAGTTTTGAGGTCGTAGCCAGTCCGAAGCTCTAAGCCACAACGCTCAAAGGCCTCTTCGACGTAGTCAGCTACGTCTAATTCAAAGTCTTTACTCCCGCTCGTCGCCATTGTCTGCACCCGCGTATAAGTTATCGAACACTTGGTTTACGTCTAAAGTGTAGTCTAAGTCAGATTTGCTGTAATGGATATGTTGCGAGGGCCTAAAATCTGGAGCACCGTCGCCTAGCTCAAACTGTGCTGGCCTCGTCACTCTGACTCGATTATTCGGTAATGCAACGATGTTGCCAGTCCAATCACCTGCATCAAGTAGCTCTAAGACATGGCTTTGCTTGTGTTGAGCCGGGTCGTCAGCGGTATCTGACTCGGTGTAATCCACCGTGAAATAGTATTTCGCCGGGTAAAACTCGCCATCAATTTTTGCCATCCAAGGGCACGGATCGCAGTTTTCTAGCTTGTAAACACTGTGAGTCCGAGATGCGCAGTCCCATGGTTGCGCCGCCCATACAGGCATTGGCTCAGGCCACTTCTCGAAGGGGGTGTCCCCCACGAGAGCGGTGATAGGCATACGAGCCCACATTGCGCCCCCGTGGAGGTTTGGCTCATCGGTGTCGTAAGTCTCAGCTCCAGTAAAGATGACCTGAAAAGACAGGCATCGCTTAGGTAGCGTCGTGACACCGATGACCATGGCATGAAGAAACTCGCCATGGTATTTCTCGTGATTGTGCGTGTACTCGCGTCGGACCCAACACTTAAAGTAAGGAATACTCGACTGAAGAAATGCCATTATCGGCCATACAATCCGCTGTTCTTGCGAGAGGGCGAGCGTACAGGACTAGACTTGGCTTTGCTTTTCATGGCGCCGCCAGCGGCCTTGCCTTTCGCTCGCATCATCATGGCGCCACCGAGAGCCTTGCCTTTCGCTTTCATGTATCCCCCGCCAGATTTTTTCTGCGGCTTAAGGGCCTTAGCGGCACTTTTTACACCACCGCCTGCTACACCTGAACCCTTGACTGCGTCTTTCATGGCTTTTAGTTCTTTGTCAGAAACCGCGCCCTTAGAAGAGCCAGATTCCTGCATAAGCTTTTTCAACATTTTTTTCATTTCCGCTCGCTTCTCATAAGGGACATCGCGGTCAATGATTGTTTCTAGGGTCTTTATCTCTTTAGGCTTTGTGTCCATGATTGAGCCTCCTTCGGCCGCAAATGTTTTGACGTTGGTAGGCCTACCACCTACGCCTTGCTTCTTCGCTCGCTTCCGCCTAACAGCAGAAGCTACTTCCTTTTTCGACATCTTGGCCGCTTTGGCCGCTGGTACACACTTCGGATATCCGCGATCAGAGTCCTTAGCACTCTTGCGACCACACTTTTCGTAGCCGCCACCTTCTTTAGGTGCGCTAATATCGACCCAGTTTTCCTTGCCGAACCAGTCGTCTAAGCCTCGATTCTTAGCCACGAGGAACTCGTACTGTCTTGCGCTTGTTTTGCATCATAGCGCCACAGCCCCGAGGTTGCATCTCTACAGAGCCGCCAAACTTCATGTTGCGAGCAATCGCTTCACCACGTTTGCGCTCATACTTGCTCAGCCTGCCGTCTTTATTGAGGTCGCTTTTCTTTGGATCTAAAGTCACTTCGCCTCCAATCTTGCCTTCGTAAGTTCCGCCCATGCGCTTGTATTCTTGCACCATCCATCCGTTGGCATACGCACTGGGATAAACATCGAACTTGGCCTTTGCCTTGGCCTTTGCCTTACGATATAGCGATGGATTAGCTACATTATCTGGTATGTCGCTTGCCATTATCCACGCGCTCCTCTTGTGCCTCTAAATCCGGGAGGAAAGGTGCCCATTATTGGCGGAGTTTTTGTCGGTGCGGGGAGTGGTTTGATTCCTGCTGTACCAGCCGGTACGCGCTCGTCAAGACGTCCCCGCAAGTTAGCAATCTGCTCGCGTATACCGCTCAGGTCTACTTGAGGCACATCTATACCTTCTCTGACTCTTCGGGCGATAGCATCCATGTCAACTGTAG